GCGTCCGCCACACTACATACAGGAGGAATCCACTTACTAAGACCATTTGCGCCAAGCCACAGCACCAAGGCGCTGATAATGGCTGGGAGAGCAAAACGCCTAACAATGCCAAGCAAAATAGTCCAACGAATACTGTCCATGGGTCCATTAGAAATGATCTATTAATCCAGGTACGCTGTACGTTGGCATGGGCCTGGTACATTTAAGATCGAAATACCAATCAAATATAATATCTGGCTCTGTCGGTACTGCTACCACCCTATCAATCGGTGGGTTTTCTTCTATAAAGCTCGCATTCAAAACCGGAAGCGACGCGAAATCTTGAGATAAATGCCACGCGTTGAGTGTTCCAGTCGCGTTAGACCGCATTTTCCCGGTAATTTGGCTAGGCTTATACCTATACTCCGCATAGCGTTCTTGATAACCGAACGTAAGGTCGTCATTTGCATCATTGTTGTAATATATCTCTTTATTAAGCACAGCTTGTTCGCCGAGGTGGGCTAAAGCAGGCCAATAGAAGTCCCACCTATCTCTCCGGCTCCACATCCTGTTAATTCCTTGCTGATATATCAGATCAGCAAATACACACGCCATTCCGATAATCACGCCGTGTTCTGTAAAGCTTTTGTTAAAGCTATGTCCATTAATCCCAGCTGTCGCCAATGCTGACAAGTTACCTTGGGGACTTGTCGCATCTGTCGAGCTGGTCTGCGGTACTGGTTGCATATCAATCATTGTTTTGCCGCCGCCTAAATATTCTGGGCGTTGCAACCTTGCATCCGGCGATGTCACGCCGAAATGGCTTCTAATAATCTCTGTGTATCTTGTACCGCCTCGCGCATCGCGCTCATACAATCTTTGTATCTGAAATGCTTCTCGAAGCTGGTTAATTGTTGCTGCTGTTGCGTTTGTAAGATCTGCTTCCAACGCTGCTGCACCAGCAATTGAATCCTGCCAAGACTTCACGGCATAATGCAACTCATTTGCACTAGCAGCATCCGCCCATGCCGTAATATCCGGCATATCTACACCGCTTACCTGTGATACGCCAACTTTACCGGTTCCAACATTGGTTTGCGTCCAAACCATGTCGCTGCCAGTACCATAAACCGGCGCAGATGTTCCCAACGGCAAATCTACCGCGTCACCTTTCTGAGGCCATGGTAAACAACTTGTGAAATAATCATGACGCTTTCCGCGTTTTAATAATACATAATCTCCTAAGGTGTCGGGTCCATCGTCTTTATCCACCACGACACTGTCTTGCAGGTTTTCGTCTCTAAACCACTCATTATAAATTAAATTATAAGCTCTACCATGTAAGTTATTGAAATCTAAACCTGCTACCTGGGTTGGAAGTCCCATATAATCAAATAAAGTACCTTCACCAATTGTCTGGTTAGTTATCTGTGGCACTAAATAACTAGTGCTATCTCCTGGATTATCTTGAGCACCATTAAATTTTTCCCAATTGTCCCAAATCAACCTGTTTGGCACAAAAAAGAAAAATGTTTCGACATACATGTTATCCATCAACGGATAAATGGGGGTGGCCAACCTTCCAAAACCATGTGCACGCATATTAAACGTGTCACCTGGTAATGCTTCATCCACATAAATCGGCACTAAATACCCTGCATCAAACGTGGTTTTCAGCCCGTGTACTCTATTAAACGTGCTTCTCTGTATATCTGCTTGCGGTACTCTGCTGAAATTGTGCGACATTACCGTTGGTAATGTTCCAGTTGGTCCACCAATCATTTACTTATTCCTCTGTCGTTTGTTCCAATTCAATTACTTTTCGAGGCTCCACCGGCGTTAACTCGCCAGTCTCCTCGTTGAACGCTCCCACAAGATAGAGCGCAAAATCTTTTGCGTGTGCCGAAAAGATTTCATCCTTTTTAACGGCGTCTCCAATAGACCTGACCGCCATTGCATCGTTGTGTTGCAAAAAGGGTTGTTGGTATATTTTTGAAACTTTGTCATATACTGTGTAATACTGTCTTAACATTATGAGAAACCTCTATCTCGTTGAAATTATGCGACAATCGTACATCAAAT